TGGCAAAATCTTCGTCGTCGTGAATCATATATAGTGTTCCGTCGGTGCGATCGGTCTTTTGATTATAAGTGCGAGATTCAAGAATGTGGCCACCGACTGCTTGATACAAACAAAAGTTCATACCGTTTTGTGCAGGCGCTGATCTATCTCTTTCTACTACTGTGGCTCGCTGCAATCTAATTTCATCCTCACTGTTTAACCAATCACGAAGTCGTCTTTTTAACCATTTCATTGCGATTTCTCCTCTTCTAAACATAATACTCGCATCATTTCAAATTTATCTTTTAATTCTTTTAGACCTGGATGCCGTTCCATAAGTTCTTGTAACTTTTGTTCCTCTAGCATTTTTTTGTGCGCCCACTCAATAACTTCCTTGCTGGTCATACCTAGATCAACCGTAGCATGATTGTTTATTCCGTACCAACTTACACCATCATACACTTCCATTTGTTGTATGTTTGGATTGTATCGTACCATACCTGCACCCACGGCGCCTGGACTGATAGGAGGGTTATTTGGGTAACCCCCGCTTACTGTAATGTGTTGCGAACCACTGCTTAAAGTTTTAATCATATGTATTCTATTGTTAGAATTGAAACTACGAAACCTATTATTAGATAAACTAGTGTATGCAAAAATTGATCAATACCGATCCACATCCAAAAGCCATCCGAATCTGTGCTTAGTCGAACGGTGGCTCGACGATGCAAGAAGTCGATGAAATAATGTATAGTAGCATCAAACACGGCCAGCATAATGCAAGCTTGTAGACCTAAAAAATGCATTAAAATAACATAGGTCAAGGCACCGTGGAGACCGGCGTGTTGCAATCCGCCCAATCTACCAAGATGCCCTTTGTCTCGGATCATACGATCACTTTGCCAACAGAAGTCTGCTAGAAAGTGTTTAACGAATAGCAAGGCTAATATTAGCCACGTGGTCATTTACTCAAAGTCTCCCATACCAGTTCATTGTCTTTTACATTACTGGTCAATGAAATATATCCTCTACTTAATGCTTGGTGTATGTAAATAGCGTGACTTTCAGGACATTCGGCATGAATAGTCAACACAGCACGGCCTACAGTCTGTAACCCATCATGAATATAAAAGTCAGGATCGTTTTGTTTAATAGTCCGGACATTGGATTTGTGTGCAGTATATGTCATCTGAAAATTGAGAGGTAAAGAAATGCACCTAACAAACTACCAAACAGGCCACCAAATCCCAAGAACCGCCAGGCTACGGCAGTAATCATGCCTTGAAATAAGATCCACAGTTGCAAGTCAAGTAATGTAATCATTCGGGATACTCTGCACTTAATAATTCTGCATAATTTGATGAATGTTCACTAAGTCTGTTAAGTTCGTACTTGCCACAGAACTTGAGAAACTGAGCACCTACCATTGGTCTACTTTTCTTTACAGCACCTGTGTGTACAGTTTCATTAATCTTTGCTTTGATATCCTCGGGCTGTGCAGTAAGATCTACTAGAGTAACATTGCGATTGTAATCGTCTAATACTCTATGCTCCAGACCGTTATGATCTGTCCATCTTTGAAGCATAAGGTTGTTCCAATCAAATCCTTTTTTATCCCGGTCAGCAAAAGCTTCAGTGAGACCAATTTTGTTCTTGGAACCTTTGGTCCTAACACCCGGATAGGCGGAAAACACATTGTCTGTCGGATCTCCGCGCATACACTTCTCAAACAGGATCCATTTTGGATTAGGTATGACTTTTGGCGCTTTGGTTTTCTTGTCAATTACTAGTTTACCCTTTTTATCAAAGATACCTTCTAGTGTATGAAGCTCGTCGGCAACACCATTATATTGTTGTACATTCGGCGCCAGTAACTGGTGAAAGTCAGTGTCGGAAGAAACAATGATATGACTGTCATTGGGATGGTTCCAGATCCAACCAGAGATAAGATCATCTGCTTCGAGCTCGCTGTGTTGGAGCACGGTGCAATTAGTTTTCTCAGCAAGAAAAGTCTTAAGATTATCGAAAGTTTCCCAAAAAAGTCGGTCCTCTTCAGCTTCCGCTTCCGTGAGCGCAGCTCTCGCGACTGCACGGTTCTTCTTGTAGGGTTCATAGAAATCTTTGCGCCAGCTCCGTCCCTCCAAACAGAATACGACGTGATCGGCTTGATGTTCTCTCCACGCTTTATTAACTGACGCCAAGGTAACATGAATTGCGAACCCTAACTTATCCCAGGTGTCCGATTGACGGCTTGCAGAATGGCGAGCACGAAAGAATGTATTGGCTGTGTCTACAATTAGATATCTCATGTATTAATAGTAGCATATTATAACAACTTGGTCAAGTAAGGCAAAAGAAATTCTGCCCATTTTCTATGAGCATCTGCCCTAAAATGATATGATCTTGGATTGACCGTTTGGAAATTATTTGATTTTAACCAATTATAATAAGTAAACTCTTCCAAATAAGGATAAAGATAACAATCGCCCCAATCTTTTTTAGGCAAATCGTTCAATCGAATATGTGCAAAACAATTATAAGTGTTGAAGAAGAAATGAGGTATATTTAGATCTTGCAAATAGCAATGAAAATTCCATATTGTGTCGTGATTGGATAATTCGTTTTTTGCTATATGATTAGCAGTATCTATTACCCATTTTTTATAAGCTTCATTTAATTCGGGCGGTAGTCGATCTTGCCCGCCGGCGGTAACTTGATAGTAAGTGTTATTATGAAACCATTCTTCTCTCTCCCAAGTTGCCCATCCAATGATAATAATATCGGGCTTGTGCTCATTGAGATAATTCTTAGTAGTTCGAATTATTCTTGCATTACTGCTGGCCGATTCGGCATCACAATGTAATATAGCATACAACTGGTTTGCAATATTGCAACCATAACTTGCACGTTCGTTGTCAGGATGTGGGATTCGTCCTAGTGCCCTATATAAAGGATCATCTTCAGCAAAACAGTATGGATTAACTGCCTCGGCTGCTGCACTATGGCTATCTCCGTTTACGTATAAGATCATGGATATAAAGTTTGAATTTTATTTATAATTTCGTTGGCCCAAATTTTGTGACTAAGAGGACCATAATGTAAATTGTCCGTGCCTCTATCAACATTTCTTTGTAGAATATTTGGTATATATTCTTTATAATCCAGTAAGTAATACTCTACTGTTTTTTTATAAAAATCGTTCTCTGGTATGTTGCTAAAATTTGGTGTATCCCCAAGATAAAAAAATACAAAATTTAACCCAAATGATCTACTATATTTTATAACACTATCTAGTCTAGTTAATGTCATGTAGATCAATTGTTTATCGTTGTAAACATCAAAATAAGATCTGTTTTTTATCTTGTAAAGCTGTGATTCTTTAAAAACAGTAGTAGGCAAACTGTCCGGATAAAATTTCAATCGTGCAAAATCAGTTAACTGTAAAATAACCTTTTGATTTTTGTAAAATTCTAGATTATTAAAAAGGTCAAAAGATCTAAAATTACCTTTGCCACTTTCGGCTAGATTTAAGATTGGTTGATTGAAATGTGTTGATAGTAAATTTACATATTCGGTGTCTTTAGTATGATGATGTCCGCCGGCAGTATGACTACATCCAAAGAAGACTATGTTTGATTCGTCATTTTTAATTGCAGAAAAATTTTTTATATTATACGGATCTACATTGTCTATACCAATTACATTTCCATGCGATTTTAATAGATATAATGTTTCGAAATAATCTTGATAATTGTTAAACTCAGAAATAGCAGAGTTTGCCCAATAAATTAATTTAAATTTTGTTAAAAATTGTTCTAAATTTCGACAATCAGCAAGAGAGGTGTGATATATCAGTGATTCGTCAATTACTTGCCCCTGAAACAACGTCGAAGGGCCTATACTGTGAATTACAGAGAATTCGGCAGTTAATCTGGATGTACTTCCAACAATCAATATCACGATATTTCAGTTCTTCCGTTTCCTAAGTCATTACGATCCACGCGACGAGGCCTAGCATCAACGGGCTGATTGGCTTCCCATTGTTCATAGTTCTCATTGAGAATATTTCTGCAAACACTTTGAAACCACCGATCCACAATTTCTGCTTCGGTATCTTCTTTCTTTTGCATAAAGCCGGCCTTGACCAATCTTGCAATAAAGATTTCGTTCCAATCGAGTTCAAATGCACCATTACCAACATCATCAGCATCTAGGTCTACCTTAATTACACTTACGTAAGGTTCTCCTGCTTCTGTGGCTAAATCTTTAGCAGATTTTGATTTAACTTGATCCTCGGACTTTTCATTTTTGGGTTGGTCCTTTTTCTTTTTTAACCATTCAAACATATCAAATATTCCATCTAAGTACATTATTCTGTTTTCCCCCATTTTATTTTTAACCAGATTCGTTCGTGGATATAATAATCGATACTTAATAGAATATGCAAGGCAGTTGCAAATCCGGTAGCACTTCCTATATCTCCAGTAAACAAATAGGTCCAAAATATAGTAAATAACCAAGCGGTTATTCTATATGTAAACATCCTTGTTAAAGTCCTTGCTCTTGTTTCGGTCATTAAGTTCCCCATTCATTTTTAAACAACGGTACTTGCAATCTATCGCTATAACGCAGTCCGTGTTTCATAGCTAGTAATGCTACTGCACGATTATTCAAGGAATAAACACTTTCTACACCACCTACTGGCATAAGATACACATCACCTTTAAATCCTGCATTTCGATATTGATCTCGAGCTTTTAATGCATCTTCAACATCTTGTTCTGTGGCTACAACAAACTTGAGATAGGTATGACCTAATTCTTCGTAACTACGAACAATGTCTGGTCTAATAGCATCCGTCCATAGCTCACCACTAGCCGGAAGTTTAGCACTTACACTAAATGTAAGAGCATTGTATCCTCTACGACCAAATTTTGGATTTAGTGTCCAATCTAACAAGTAATGTCTAAACTCTTTAGATAACTCCTGGGTGCCATTAGTTTCAAAAGTAATTTCTTTTAACTTTTGCATACGAGGATGGTTTAATAGATCCTCGTAACTACGCTGCCAACCTAATAGAGGCTCGCCTCCTGTAATAACAAGATGCTCATCCTTCCATTTACCAAAAGGAAGAATTTCCATAATGCGTTCTACAATAGCATCTGAAGTTAGTACAGGACTTAGATCTTTAAATCTTGGATCCCACGACGCATAACTGTCACATCCTGTACTCACCAGAGGAAGTTCTTCGTAACGAGCGTATTTAGAAGGATCAACCGACTCTGCTTCTCGACTCAATTCACCTCTTGGCATACCGAAGCCGGCACATTTAAAGTTGCAACCAAACGTGCGTAAGAAAACACTAGGGACACCCATATAGCGTCCTTCGCCTTGTATGCTATAAAATAATTCTGCTACTTTGATTTTACTCATTGTCTATTCCAAAATGTTGTTTGATTGCCAATTCGTGTATGTGTGCAGATTTTGGATACAAGAATCCTTCGGGAATTTTATCTTGCTCATGAACTATTTTAATACACTCCTGAATAATAAGATCGGCAAATTTATGAGCAATAATAGCATAATTAAAATCTTTATATCCGGCTTGTGTAGCAAGTTCTTGAAGTCTTTCGTTCATACAAATAGATCCTCATTCCACTCACGATGACCTTCGCGGAAAGCCATATTTGCTTGTGTTTCTCGTACTTCTACTCTATAGCACCAGAGTCTAGCCGCTTCGCTAGGCCCCCACATATCTGGAATGTATACACCATTCACATATTTGTATAGTTGATCTGCAAGTCCTTCGCAACCTAGTCGGGGCAACACCACAATCTTGGCCATGTTCTTGGCTTGTAGCAATTTGAATGTTTCTAGTTCGGGATCATCTTGTGCTACGATCAAGGTATGGTCAAACTGATCTTCTAATACTCTTTTAAGTTCTTTCAGGCCACCGTAGTCAGCAGCCCAGTTACGTACATCTAGATCATTGGTTCCAAAGTAGAACTTCATTGAAAATGAGTAACCGTGAATTAGGTTGCAGTGGCTGTCGGCTCGCCATTGCCGATATGCACAAGGAAAGGCGTCGTGATACTCTTTGGTACTGGTATATTTGTAAGTTCTTGGTTGATTACCAAATGCACCAAGTTGTTCTAAAGTTGCAACTGCTTGTTCGGGTGGTTGATTCCCTACATCAACATTAATTGTTGTCATGCTATTCTCCTATGTTAAATTTTAGCATAGGCTTGCAGAATTTGTAAAGCGGGATGAATGCCAGAAAGGCCGCTGTGTAGAAATTTATTTATATTTTGTTATTGCTTCATTAGAATACAGTTAGCTGTTACACGATACCGATCTGATGCCCAGCCTCGTATGACTGCATCTCGTGTTTTCAGACATTCTTCGTATCCTGTTGTTGGAAAAACTATAGATCCTTTTGACGGAGGCAAATTGGGCGATACTGCGTGTAGCATTATTACTATTGTCCACATAAAAATATTTATGCATCCTGAGCCAACCGTTCCATCTGTTCTTGTAAGTTGTTTGCTATAATATGATCAAAGAATTTTATAATAAACATACTAGCGGTACTAGCATCATCGCCGTGAAAGTGCAGTCTTGTACCACCGTTACCATTCTGATGATGATGGCAGCGTTTGCCCTTACCGTAGCTTACATAGTGTACAGATTGTTCTCTGCCACGCATATCATACCATTTATCCTTCCATACCACGCCGCCGATCATACCGTACCATTCAACCATTTCGTTGGTTAACTTGTCAACATCGACCCAAACTGCATAAGTTACAGTACAACCAGGTGGTAGAGCTATCATTGTTCCCACCAAGCTTCCCAAGGAAAAACAATCCAAACGGGGTTCTCTAATTTATTGATATTAATACCTGAATAGTCAATGTCTTTAAATTTACTGTCTTCGTTATTTACTAATACAGCAAACCGTACGTTATTGTTCCAGACTCGATTCCAAGCGTCATGATTGGGCAAACAACTAGATTGCCAATCTTGTTTGATCCAATTCATAGTTGCACCAGTATCGTTAATATCGTCTACTATTAATATATTTTTACGATTTGCAGGATCTACTTGTGTTCCCGATTCACCTCTTTGTTCAGAAGGTACATAACCAAATGCATCTTCGGCCATCCATAAATTACTTTCGCAATCAATGTCTGCACCATCTCTTAAACTAACATTCAGTGTATGCATAGGAATGTTTAAGTAATGACTTAACATTACAGCAGGAGCAAGGCCGCCACGATTGAGTCCTACAATATAATCAGGACGCCAATGGTCGTTGTTAATGCTGCGAATTATCGAATGCAATGCATTACGAATTTGTTTATCACTGTAATAAATTTTGCTCATTGTTAGAAAGAAAAGTTAGCTACTACACCTACTACATCATTGTATATACCACTTTGTCCAAGGTAATTTTGTCTACGTTCAACGTATCCAACAACATTATTGGTTTTATAATAAGCGCCAAGTCGAAGTTCTTTTACATCCGGAGTCAGACTAACACGTTGCTGATTAAATTGAATAGCACCTTGAGAATCCATTCCAACTGGAACGTTTACTGTTGTTGATGTGTTTACAACAGTAACGGGTTGATTTAACATTAATCCCACAGTTTGTTTGTCATCTAGGTCGTGTTCTACGCCAACATTCCAGGTATAACTTTGTACTGATCCCAAGGTGAACAGTCCGTTATTAAAGTTAGCAGATGTTACACCATAACCAACTGTTCCAAAAATTCTATCGCTATCTGATAGATGATTTGTAATTGACATATGGCTATATGTGGTATAACTGTTAGATGTTCCGCTTGATCCTAACCAGCTTCCTGTTTCCTGAAAGCCACCGCCTGAAAATGAAAAATCAATTTTATCGTATTCCCATTTGCGCCCAATCTCAATCATATGATTGTTTGACCGTCCATCAAAATACATTTTCATTTCAATATTTTGTGCTTTTGATGCAACAGAATCGATGTAATTATTAAACAGTGAATAACTATTATGTGTGCGATAAGGCATTGAAGACTGAGCAGGATTAAACTCAGTAACAGGTTGTGCAATAGTCAACGAACGACCGGTTGTGTAAAAATCTCTTTCAAAAGAATCAAGTACCATTACAGAACTTATTTTGGCGAGACTTGCACTACCACTGGTTATCAGCGGCGTAGCAATCACACCACCGACACCAACACGGCCGGTAGTTGGAATAGTTAGTACCCCAATTGGTTGTGTGGCACGATTAAGATCAAGAAGTCCCTGTCCCATTGTGGCTGGATTGTAATTTGGAATATTTTTATTTGCTGTAACTAACAACAGTTGAACAATATTCTCGGGTTTCATATTTGGCCACATTTGATTTATAATTGCAACCGCACCTGCTACAACAGGTGTTGCCTGGCTAGTACCAGTCATACCAACATATCCGTTTGCAGAAACGCCATAGTTGGCTGTTCCTGGGGCCATAATATAAAAATCACTAATACGATATTGATCCTGGCAAGCGCCGTTGGCAACATTTTTACATATAGTACCAGCAAGATTAGAAGTAATGTGAGGTCTGTTACGCAATTGATCCCAATTGCCCACAATCAGCATCCGTCCGCCTAGCATGAGATTTCCGTCAGCATCTGTAGCAGTTGCAAATGTTGCCGGATTGTCCGGATAGGCTCGGCCAGAATTGCCAGCCGATACTACCAAAATAATATTATTACCCTTTAGTGCATTGGCCCAATCACTGGGTTTTTCTAGATTATAATAGTTGGTGCCACCGTATACCGGATGAGTATTTTGATAAACGCCCGGACTTATCTGTTTGGTGTAGCTTATATAATTTGCATTAGAAACAACATTGGCGCTTATGTTGGCAACAATGGCACCTTGTGATCCTCCCCATTGTATTGCTCTCAAGGCATTGCTAAAATTATATGAATTATTATTAGTGACTTTGGCAATTAACAAATTGGCATCATATGCTACTCCCATCATTCCTTTACCATCTTGCGCTGCGGCAGCAATAGAAGCAACATTTGAACCGTGTCCTACTTTATCCAAAATTCCTGTGCCGGTATAGTCAATACTGTTGAGTATTTTGTTTTTAAATTCTGG